AGGAATGTCGACAGATGAAGCGCCGGGTCTCACGAGCCCATCAAAGGAACGATTAACGAAGGAGTAAATACCTTGAGTTTCAATTAAGCGCTGGACGACAGCGTCAGCGACGATTGTTTTTGAGTAAGGCATTTTATTTATTTAAATTTTTCGATAAAATATTTTATTTAAATTTTTCGATAAATTTTTTTCGTAAATTATTAATTTCATCTTCGGAGAATTTCTCAGCAAGACTTAAATCAGATAAAATTTTTTCATAAGTTATATCATTATCATTTTTAGGTGTAGTAGACTTAGTTTTATTTTGTTCAAAAAGTTTAGGTTCGGGAATGGAATCGAGTAATTTAGCGGCTTCATTAAAATTAGATTTAGCCAAGACTTCAAAGGCGGAAATATCTTTAATTTTTGTTTTTGCTTTTGCAATTAGTTCATCAAATTTTTCTTGTTCATATTTTTGGATTTTAGATTTAAGGTCTTGCATTTCTTGTTCTGAAGATTCTTGTCTAGCTTTAAACTCTGCGATTAGAGCAAAAAGTTTATCAACAAGTTCTTCAGCTGTTTCGGGGATATTGTCAGCAAAAACAATTTTGATTTTATCAGCAAATTTTTTAAGTAAGTCCATATTATTATTATTAAATTTTATAGAAATATTAGAGTCAGAGAAAATCATAGCTTCTTTTTCTTTACCATCCGAATCACTGAACATAATTCTTGGTAGGTTTTTAACAGCGGGGAAATTAGTAAGAGTAACAGCTCTTAAATATTTACCTTTATCGGTATAATCAGCGATTTCAATGGAAGGTTTTCTATATTTACCAATTTGAGTTTGTTCAATAATCCATTGGTCGAGTTCATCGAATTCAGCAAAGAGTTCACCGGAGTCGGAAGCGGAGAGATTAGAAACGATACCAAAAATTGGGTCATCTTGATGATTAACAGTAAGAGGGGCTTCGTGGTAATTTCTATCGTAATTTAAGGCAATAGCTTTAACATCATCAATAGTTACAGATCCCTGAGGATAATTTCCCGCACGAAAGATTAAATATTTCATAGTACAAAAATTAAAAAATATGATAAATCAGGCAATATAATATTTTCTAAATGGAGGTATATAGGGTGATTTTAATTTTTAAATTAATTGAGAAAAATAATATTTGCATAATAATAAAATCAAAAAAATATGAAAGAGATATTTAATTCATTAATAGACACGCTCAGGTCATTAAATATATTTTCAATTGTAGATCGCTATAAAGGCGAGTTTGATGAGGGTACAGATTGGAATCCGGTATGGCCTGCGTGTTATGTTAGATTAACAAATATAAAGCCGGAGAGTATAAGTTCTGGAAGAGAGGTTTTAAAATATAGGGTTAGTTTTACATTATATGTAGCAAATCAAGACCGAGATGGATTAACAATTTTAGATTTAATTGAAAAAGTATCGAGAATTATAACTGTTGATAATAGACCGATAATATTAGTTGATATAAGTTGGGCAGGTTATATTAAAGGGACAGAGATATATACAATAGAGTATAAAATGATATATTCGCAAAAAAATTAGTTTGTATGTTCGTTTTAAAATTCGTTTATACGCACAGAAAGCGGGGGGTAACGAACGATCTCGGGCTTAGGTATGTTAGAGGTCGCCTCCGTAAGTTAAATTGTCTATAAAGTCAAATTTGGAGTTGGAGTAATTGAGAAAATTAAATTTGGAACTTAAGTTGTATTTGACAATTAAAGAATCGGAAACATTGGAACAATTAATTAAATCATTTAATAAAAACTCAATAGCAGATTTACCTGATAAACAAATTTCACCTTGTTTGCGATGCATATAATTGGATTTTATATTATGGGATCTGATTTTAATAAATGGATAAGATTTGCCTTTAATTTTTTTATAGTAGAAATAGATTTTCATAACATAAAAATAAAAAATGTTTAAAAAAATAAAAAGAATATTTTCAGAAGAAAAACCACGTACAGGGTCATTTGAGGTAAAAGTACAGAATCCGCGCAATATATATAATTTATACACGACGGAATTTAGCGGACTTACTGCTGATGCAATTAAGTTTTATTTAGAGACAGCACGGAAGGGCGTAAATTTTTTCAAGGGATTATTATTTGAGGAAATCCGCAACAGGGATTTAAGGATTGGGGGTATATGTAAGACACGGAAGCTTGCGCCGGCAAGCAAAGAATGGAAAATTGAGAGTGAGGATAAAGAACGTCAAAGATTTATATATGATATATTAACAAATTTGGATATGCAGAATATAATTACATCTATTGTAGAAGCCCAGATACAGGGAGTAACATTGATAGAAATAAATTGGCAATTAATAGATGATAAAATAATACCTATAGAATTAAGACGTATACCGAACTGGTTGTTGGTTTATGATGATATAAATGATGAATATAAAGTTTTAGATGCAAAGGAGGCAGATTTGTTTAAAATGCGGATAAGTTCAGCAATAACAGATGATCGGATAGATTTAAATAAATTCAAATTAGTAGATATAGATGAGCGAAAAATACTTGAAGTAGAAGCATCAGATAATATAAATCCGAACGGATTTCGCAATGGGTGTATAGATGGATTAATTTGGATTTATTTTTTAAAAAACTATGGGCTAAAAGATTATGCAACATATTTAGAGTTATTTGGGAATCCAATGCGAATAGGGAAATATGATCCCCTGAATTCAAATCCATTGACGGAGCAGAAATTAATTGAAGCTGTTAAAAATTTCGGTAATTTAAGCTGGGCAGTATTAAGTAAAGATATGGATATTGTATTTCCAGTAGACTCAGGTAAAGGAGCAACATCAGGGTTATTTAAAGATTATTTAAACTATTTAGATGAGGAGATAGCAATTATGGTATTAGGACAAACGCTAACATCATCAGTGGGAAATAAAGGGAGTTATGCGGCAGCAAAGATACATGATGCAGTAAGAGCGGATATATTAGAATCAGATCTTATGCTATGCGAGCGAAAGATAAATGAATTGATAAGAAGGATAATTGATTTGAATTATACAGATAAGAATTATCCTGAATTTAAATTCATTTTTGAAGAGAATCTTGAGCGAAAGAAGATATTATCAGAGATTATATTGAATTTAAAAACTGCTGGTTATGAAGTGGATACAGAAATAATAACGACGGATATTGGTTTACCTGTAAAGAGACAAGCAGTTGCGGAGTTTATAGAGAGGAGTAAAAAGCCAAAAACAGCAGAGAGGTTTGATTTAGATAAATATCTAGAAACAATAATAAAGGAGATAAAATAATGGGATATTCGGATAAAGCATATTTTTTAAAACGAATATCAGAGACAGAGCTTAATAAATTAATAAACAATGATGAAACAAATCTTACAAGTGCAATTAAAGCAGCGGATTCATTGATAGATAGTTATCTGCGTAATCAGATAAGTGAGCTACCACTGACGACAGTTCCGGAAATAATATCACAATTGAGTTATGATATAGCGGTGTTTTATTTGCACGATAGGATACAATATATTGATGTTCCTGAACGAGTTAGAGACAAATATGAAGCGGCAATAAATTTTTTAAAAGACATATCGGGGGGGAAAGTACAAATAGGGATAATAGAAGAAAAGCAAAAATCAAATGTAGAATCTGGCAGTAATAAACCAATAATGAGGAGGGATATGTTTTGAAAAAAAGAAACACAAAGCAATATAGGAAATTAATTGAATGGCTTAAGACATTAAGAGCACAAAAGAAACGAGAAGATTATAAGAAACTATTTAAAAGGATTTGTAAGGATTATAATATAAGTGAAAAAACAGTTTATAGAGATTTACATAAGGCAAATCCCGGAGTAAGAAAACCAAGATCTGATCAAGGGAAAGAAAGGAAAAAAGTACCTAAAAAAATAATAGATAAAATTTATGAGAATATGAAATCTGGGAAGACACAAACAGAAGCAATTAAACTTGCGGGACATATATCAAGTAAAAAAGCAGCGAAGATATTAATAGATAAGGAACCGGAAGAATCCAGTTATGGAGATAAGATAAAGGAATTAATAAAAAAAGTTTATAATGCAGATAAAATTAGTTTGCCCGTTAAAGTGAAAATTAATAATGTTAGAGTTCAGCTTATGCCAGAAGAGATAAATGATATAATGATGATAATAGCGACTGCATATAATCGGACAGTAGAAGATTCAGATAAGATGCAGGTAGATAGGTTACAGCTTGCAAAATCAAAATTATATTATTTGTTAGATGAGCAAATAAGGATAGCCCAGCAGCAATATGATTTAAAAGCAATAGAGACATTAAGTCGAATTTATGACCGGTTGAAAGAAACAGATAGAGAATATGATACGGATTTCAATACGGTAGTGAAATGTATGCGAGAGTTAAAGCCAGATATAACAATATCAGAAATAATCGCATTAATAAAAAAGCATAATGATACGTAAAAGACTTACATTACTGGAGCAAGCCGAGCAGTATGAAAAAGAAATATTGCTTAGAGAGCGTTTTGGGAAACTTGATAAAATAAAATCAAGAAGTGAACTACTTGAAATATTATTACCAGAATATAAACCATTACCGAAGCAATTACTTTTTCATAAATCACAAGCGTTTGAGAAAGGAATAAAAGGAGGATACGGATCGGGCAAAACTATGGCACTATGCGCAGAAGCAATAATTCTTGCATATATTAACGCACCGGTACCAGTATTAATTGTATCGCAATCATATGATGCATCTCTTAGTGTAATAAGTCCGACTCTGCAAATACTTTGCGATAATAACAAATTGAGATATGATTTTTATCCGAGTAAAGGCGAGTTTGAAATTAATATAGGTGGAAGAAAACTTACAATATGGCTTGCGGGAGGAGATGAGCCGAAATATTTGAAAGGGATGAATGTATCAGCAGCGGGAATAGATGAACCGTTTGTTCAAAAGCGAGAGACATATGAAGTTGTACTGAGCCGAATTAGAGATAGTTCAAGTAAATTGCTTGAACTATTTTGGGCAGGGACCCCAGAACCGACGCGTATGAGTTGGGGACATAATTATTTTTTGAAAGAATATGATACAAAAGAATTATTTACAATAACAATGCCAACAAGGGAAAATATAAATTTATCAACTGATTATGTAAAGGGACTTACCAAAAAGTTTGATACAAAGATGCAGGAGGTATATCTTGAGGGAAAATATTTGCGACTTACTTCATCAGAATCGGTATATTACGCATTTGACCCAAATAAACATATTACAAAGAAAAAATATATTTATGATAGATATATATTAAGTTTTGATTTTAATGTAAATCCGATGTGTGCGGTTTTAATTGGTATTAAAGAAAATTTAAGAGTTCAGGAGGAGGAGTTTATATTAAATAAATCCAATACTGGAGAGTTATGCGACCTTATAATAGACCGATTTAAACAGGATCGTTTCTTTTATCCTATTATAATAACGGGAGATGCATCAGGCCGTAAGACAACAACAAACAGCACGGGGGTATCGGATTATTTAATTATTAAAAATAAGTTTGATGCAGCGGGGATAGAATATTATATGCATATACCGGAACAAAATCCGTTTGTGAGGGACCGAGTGAATTTTGTCAATAATTTGTTTGAAAAAAATCATTTCTTAATTAATGAGAAATGCAAACAATCAATTAAAGACCGAGAGCTGGTAATATGGAAGGCGGGTAGTGATAAGTTTATAATAGATAAAACAAATCCTGAACTTACGCATTTAAGCGAAGCAGCAGATTATGGGTTATGGCTTACAAGACGTATTATAGAGAGTAATAATGAACAAAGAGATAATATAATATTTACAGGGAGAAGGAGAACAATTTATTGAATATAGAAATTTATAAATACTGGGGCAAATTACTTACGGAGGCAATCTATAAAGCATACGCAAAGGGATTAAGATCAATTGTAGAACTTAATAAGGAAAAGATTTTAGGAATTAAAGGGATAAAGAAGTTTTCAGATAAGTCATTATTTGAGGTTAACTGGACTGATACCGATAAAGAGCTACTACGGAATTTCACAGTAGAAGCGTTTACAGTTGCAGGGGTAAATAGTTATGAGCTTGAGGAGAAATTGAAGGCACTTGCAATAGAATTAATGAAACAAAATAAACTTGGAGATAAAGAGCTTTGGCAATCGGAAGCATATAATATAATTTTACAATATATACCGGAAACAGAAGAGGTTCCACCACCGAGTTATTTGCAAACAAATTTGCAGACAGCAGTAAATTCTGCATATCATGGCTCACGGTATCAGAGGCTAAAAGATTTACAGGATGTATATACTCATTGGCAATACAAGACAAGAGCAGATGCTGCTGTAAGAGATGAACACAGGGTATTACATGATAGGATATGGAGAAGCAATGACCCAATATGGCAGGAGATATATCCTCCAAACGGATGGAATTGTCGCTGTTATATAAATCCGATGACACTCGAGGAGGTAAGTTCATCAGGCATTGAGGCTGAAGATATAATAGATAATAAAGCTCGGACAGAATTGCTTAATCAGGCAAAGATACCGAAAGAGTTCCGTAGAAATGCTGGCGAGATAAGAAGCATTTGGGGTAAGTGGTTGCAGATTAAACTAAATGATAAAGTTTATAATGAAATCACGACACGTCTAAAAGGATATGCAAATCAAATGCCAGAAGCAGAAGAGGTGATAGAGAATCTTGAAATGACAAATAGCAAAATGCCTTTTGAAGAATTAACCCAAGAAAGCTGGGAAAAGGCATTTCCGAATAATACAGCATCTACTCCTCTTGGTGAGTTTAAAATGAAAGGCGATCAATACCAAAAGTTGAAAGACAGAAAGAGAGAGTATTTGTTTGGCGCAATTAAGATGACACTGAAAGAACCAGATTATATAATAGTTGATAAGAAGAATGGGACATTAATAATTAAGTCATTTAAAAGTCAAGGAGACAATATTAAAAATACGGTTATAGTGATTGAATATACTAATGGGAAGGAAATGATTGTCAGTATGCATGAGAAAGGTAATATAAAAAACAAAGTTAAAGATGGTAAATTGCTTATTTACTCCCGGTCGCATAGCTCCAGCCAGCTATATTCCTTGGATAAGCAATTTACCCGGGCTGGCGTTTCTTTAAACTTTGCAAATATAAAAATAGATAAAAATGAACTAAGTGTCAATACCTATGGAGAGTTATGGGGAGAGATTATGCAGGGCAAGGTATATAAATCAGTTTTGAGAAAAATCATATATAAAATTGATGGAATAGAAATAGAAGTTATAAAGGGAGGGAATAAAAAAATAATAAAAGATAATTACAGTAATATTGATAAATACAGAATAGGAGTATTGATTGAGCGGATTTAATGACATAGAAAGAAATTTGAAGCAGGTATTAACAGAAATTAAAGGTAAAGCCCTAAAGGTGCTTGCAGTTGAAGCGGAGAAATCTATTAAGATGAATTTTGAAGCGGGAGGCAGACCGGAGAAATGGGAACCGAGGAAACATATTTCCAAAAGACAGAGAGGGAGGAAATTACTTGTAATAAGTGGAAATCTTAGCAATGTAACTGCGGAAATAGATGAATATAATAACCGAGTAGTAATAAAGACAAATCCACTTGCATCAGCATATGCGAGGATACATCAGGAGGGTGGAGTAATTAATATGCCGGCTCGCGAGTTAAAATTTAGGAAAAAGAGAACAGGAGAGACTGTATTTGCAGGGAGAAGACATAAGAAAATAACAAAGATGAAACAGATTAAGCCATACAAGATTACAATACCAGCAAGACCGTATCTTGTAATACCAACAAGTGATTTTGGGAGAATAAAAGCTGCGATATTAAAGGCAATAAAAATATAATAAAGAGATTAATTATTCCTTTTTATAATCAATTTGAGAAATGTTAAGATAAACTCTGAACATATATGATACATCTTTTAAATTATGTTGAGATGTTTCATATAGTGAATTAAGAGGAATAAGCAAGAAGTTGCCTTTTGATTTATTCAACCACTGAAACCGTTTGAGGTTGGCTTCGGAGCTATCGCGGAATACAGTGACAATATAATCTCTATTGCGAGGCAGTTCATTTGGGAGATTGAGTTTTTGAGTAATAACATAATCGCCATTGTGGAAGCGAGGCAACATAGAATCGCCAGAGACAAGAAAGCCAAATAAATCTTTTCGTTTTTTAAGTATCGGATGAGTTATCTCAACAATATCAATTGGTTCATCCCATAGAATAATTGGTTGGCCAGCGGCAACTCGTTCGTAAATTTTAATAGAATTAGCGGGGTGTGATACTACTGTTTCTTGAGTTTTAAACATAGGGGCATCATCGGAAAAGAAATAGGCTTCGTTGAGATTAGGTATTTTGGCTTTAAGCTTCTCAATGAATTTGCGACCAGGGTTTTTAATTCCCTTTTCATACTCATTTAACAAACCACTACTTACACCTATTAAATTAGATAATTGATTTTTATTTAAATTCAGTTCCTTTAATAATTCAGTAATTTTATTCATAGTCTCATAAGTAATAAATTTGGTATTGACAATAATCTATAAAGAGAGTATATTTGTATTAATTAAATTATTAGCATAATATATGAATAAAAATATGAATATTAAAAGGCAATATAAAATACGGAAAGAAAGGACAACGCAGACATATTTAGCGAAGCGATTGGGAGTAACCCAGAGTTATATATCCCAAATATTGAGCGGATATAGACCGATGCCAAAGAAATATGAAGAAAAATTAAAAAAAATATTAAATGAAAATTAAAGAGTATTGTAACCGATACGGTATTAGTAGGCGCACGGCTTACTACTATGCACAACGCGGAATAATAAATATTAACAATGGAATAGTAACAATTCCTGAAGTATTACCAGACCCGATAAATATTATAATAGAGGCAGAGTATCCATCGGAAGCTATCAATCAGCTTACCGCAATGTATGAAGGAAATCTACCAAAAGGATTTTCAAAAAAATCAATTTATCGCAAGTGGCATAAAAGGCATAAGCTTAATCAGTTTAAAGTAAGGATAGATAAAGGGAAACCGAGGAATAAACTTTTGAATAAAATGAAAGATACGGTGATAAATAATTTTTTGCAAATATATTACAAAATTGGCCAGCCGAATTGCATGTTTGCAGTGAAGCGATTGCAGGAGATTGCAAGTAAGACGGAGGAATTATATGAGATAGCAGCAATACCAAGAATTACATTATATAAATTTTGCAGGCAATATCTTATAGATAACAATTTATTACAATCATGGAATTATGCTAATCGCCGAGGGAAGTTCCAGCAAATATCAATAACAGGAGCATTTACAGATGACATAGAATTTATGGATTGGTATGCAATGGATGACCGCAAAGCGGATATAAGCGGAGTATTAGTATGGGATGAAGTAAAGAAAGAATGGAAGACAAAGACGGTATTTTATTGGATAATAATAGAAATGAAGACAATGATGCCAATTGGCTGGGTAATAAAGCCAGATGCGTTAAACTCGCAGGATGTAATTAATGCACTTAATCAGGCATTTCTTTCATACGGACTTCCGAAGAAAGGAATTTTGTTTGATAACGGGATAGGATATTCTGCGCAAGTGCAGTATTATATCACTCGTATTAAGCAGTTATACTGCGGAAGCGGATATTTTACTTCTCCATTCAAACCGGGTCCAGCTTACACACCAACTTATAAAGCAAATATTGAAAGATTTAATAAGTTATTGAAAGATGAATTTGATTTAAATTTTCGGAATTATGTAGGAGGTAAAAGAGAAGAGGTAAGGCATAGTTCATTGCGATTAAGTCCTGAGCAAGCGGAGCATACAATTTCTGAATATATAAGAATGGCAGAAGCATATCTTACAGGAGACTGCATTAATCGCAAGCGACATAGGATTATAGGCGGGAAGGAAATGCACATTACAATTTCAGAACTATTTGAGAAATTATCAGACGGTTTTGAATTTTGCAAGGTAGAGGCAAAGGATCTTGCGTGGGCATCGTTAGAATATGATAAGCCAAGGATATTTAAAGGCATAATTAAGTTAACGCATAAGGGGACCGTAATAAATTATTTACCGGAGAATGTGCCTTATGAATTAATCGGGAAAAAAGTTTATGTGGCATACAATCGACAGGATATGAGCCGAATATGGATATATTCAGCAGAAAATTTTGGCAAAATTAAAAGAGGAGATTATATAAGTACAGCGGAAGCTATGAATTTAATAGCAGATAAGCAGGCAACAATATTTAAAGCAAATGCAGAACTTCGAAAGGCAGCAAAAGCACATAAAGAGGCAATACTAAATTATATAGCAAGTACGAACAATACTATAAATGAAGCATTGAACAGTATAATAACTGAAGATGGTAAGGCAATTAGCAAGCGTAAGGAATTGCTACGAAAGCTTCAGACTGCTGAGCCGGGAAAGGAACGCAAAATTATAGAATCTACAATTAAAAATGAACCTGAATTAACTCCCGCAGATGAAGACAGCGGGTATTCATTGACATATACAAATAAGGAGGAAATAGAATGAAAGAAACAAACTTAATTACAAGCACTGGGTTGGTAAACATAGAGAACCTACCCGAACGAAAACAGAAGCAATTAATAATACAAGAGGTACAAGCAATTCAGAAAGAATTAATAAATCTACTTGAGCAAATCGAAGACGACACAATAAGAGCAAGAGAATATGCAAAAAGGATAAAAGAATCAAATGAAGCAAAAATACTTTCACGATTGAAAAAGAATATTAAGCTTGCTGAATTACAAAAGCAGGATTTAATTGGACAACTTAGAGGGATAAAAAGATTAGCTAAAAAAATAAATCCCGACCTAATTGAAGTAATAAATAATGTAAAATTAATAGAGAATTGATAAAGTTTAAAACAGAGAGGCACCGACTAAATTATAATTTACATCGACTAGCAATAAAAATTGCTGGAAAGAAAAATTACAGACATTTGCTTGATAATTTGATAGTAGAACAATTAAGTAAACGAAGCGAGGTGCCAATTGTATATGGTAATCTAAGTAGCACTCTATTAACAGATGATGAAGCTAAAAATGTACTGAAAGTATTGAAAAGGTTATTAAGACCGGGCTATCATCACAGCAAGCAGGATAAAATAATATTGAGAGTTGCAAAATATAAATTGAGATGGAGCAACGAGGGAATATTTAATTACATAATTCATACTTGCCCTGAAATTCGTAAAAGGTTAACGGATTACGAAATTCGGCATCCAAAATTAGATACATTGTTTAGAATTTTAAATTCTGACCAAAAAGATTTAATAATTAAGAGAATATTAATGATCGAAAAAAAATTTCAAAAAAATGAAACAAAATGAAAAAGCTACAAGATTTCAATACAATATTAGAAAATGCAAATAAAACAGGGAAGAGAATTGCTAAAAAGATTATTAAAAACAGGAATAAAAAACTTTCAGAAATATTAATTTCTAAAAACAAAAAAATAAAAAAATGATTACATTAATTGTAATACTAACAATAACAACACTACTAATTTCAGCAATAATTACAAACTATTATGCAATAGTTAATAGTATAGAAAATATTCTGTATTATTTAAGGAAATTAAGAGCAAAAAATAAATTTAGAATAGGACTTGTTTTTAACTACCGTTTATTTAAAAGATATATGAACTTTATTTCAGAACCAAGAACAAAACAATATAATTACTATTTTCCAGTAACAAAAGCAAATACATACAGTTTTTTGCAAGGATTTGAACAATATGAAAGAGAACGGATTGCAGAAGCGATGGAGGATATATCTCAAATAATATCTATTAGAAAACTAAAAGTGATAAAATAAATAATTAACGACTGTTTTTTAAAAAAAATAATTTATTAATTAAATAATAAAAAAATGAAAATAAGAAATTTTGAAGACCTTGACCAAGTTCTGCTTGAAGCTGGACAGTTACAAGTAGAACTTACAAAAAAAGAGGCAGAGATGAATGCAAAAATTCAGAAAATTCGCGACCAATTTGAACAGGCGACTGAAAGCTTAAGAGAAAAGTTGAAAAACATAGAAACTGATATACAAGCTTTTTGTTTGAAAAATAAAACTGAATTTGATAAAGAAAGGAAAAAGGAATTGATCCATGGGTTTGTAGGTTTTAGAACTAATCCGCCGAAGGTTTTACAACTGAATAAAAAGTTCACAGTTAAAACAACAATAGAATTGATAAAGAAAATATTTAATGGTAAATACATAAGGACAAAGGAAGAATTAAATAAAGACCTAATATTAACAGATTATTCCGCAAAAGAATTAACGGATGATAAACTTGCTGCTATAGGCTTAAGAATTGATCAAGATGAGACTTTTTATTATGAAATAAATTGGGAACTTATTAATAAATAAAAATTAATAAGAAATGGGATATTATTCAGAATCGAGTCGGAATGAAGCATTTTATAATATTCTTGACTCTTTAAAAGGAATAAGAAAGAAAGTTTTTGAAACAATTCTGAAATATTACCCATTAACGGATAAAGAAATTTGTTATTACAGCGGATTACCAATTAATATAATCCCAGCCCGACGGAAAGAATTACAAGGCTATCGGTGGGAATTTAATCCTGTAACAAATAAAAATGAATATGTTTTTCATCCTGAATTAGCACTTATAGAATTTGCGGGGTATAAGATAATTGCGGGGAGAAAAGAATGTATGTGGAAACCATATTTAAAAAAATTAAATAATCAATTAGAGTTAACATTTGAATAAGATAAATAAAAATAAAGTAAAATTAGAATTTCTTTGCCCGAAATGTAAGAGCAGTTCTGGATCCAAAGTTATTGATACATAAAATTAGAATTTCTTTGCCCGAAATGTAAGAGCAGTTCTGGATCCAAAGTTATTGATACAAGACGGTACCAGACTTTTATCTTACGAATTAGGGAATGTAAAAAATGTTATGCTTTGTTTAAAACGATTGAAAAATATTTTGAGGTTTAAAGATTATATTATATTTAAAATCAAAAAATTCTTTTTTTGTTAATAATCTGAATTACCCCCATTTTATATTTTAATTATAACTATTTTTTAAAATTATTACTAAATTGCTTTTTTTTATTCGTTCCATTTATTACTTTTATTGATGTTGATAAAAGAATTGAATTATGATGTTTAGAATTTTTAACTTTACATTTACAAACAACTATACTTTTTACCAAATAATAAAATAATTTGTGACATTTTATTCACACCACCATATAAAAGTTGTGCAAATTGTGCAAATATTATGTAAAGTAATTGTGCAATTTATGGATTTTAGATTGCAATTTTTGCTTGTTTTTGCGGTTTTTTTGTTCATTTTATTACTCAATTTTTCCCTTTTCTCAAATAATTAGAAATAAAAACTTGAAAAATAATTAAATTTTAATAATTTGTTTCTCAATTAATTAGAAATGTTTCAATATA